GAACAGAGCACATCAACGCAACCTCTAAAGGGGGGTTTAATTCAAAATCATAAAACAGTCGTAAAATGGCACAAAAGAGCATAAAAACAAAACTACTTCAGGGCACCTTGGAAAAATCAAGAGTTAAAACATTCACTCCGGGCGAAATCGGAGAACCAATGTTTAAACTTGATGAAGGCGAAAAAAGAATTTACAACAGGATCCGCGAACACCTACACATTCATAAAGCAGGAAAGCAAGTTGATGAAATTTACCTTTCAGTTGCAGCGCGTGCTATTGGTCATTTATTGCATAATGCCGAGATATTGAGCAAAGACGGTGCAGTTATGGTTCATCCAAACGGTGCAAGGCAGGTAAGTGCCGAATGGACTGCATTTAAGCAGGGATTTGAGTTATTTCTTGAATTATCTAAGACTTTAGGGCTCGATCCTAAATCCAGACTTACTTTAGAATATTTTCAAGATGGTAACGGAGATGAAGATGATGAAATAGCTAAACTTCTTAAAATGAATTAAATTATGGAAGAAATTAAAGAAATTGCCATTTCTATTTTAGCATCTGCCTTCGCACTGGCATTTATTTCAGTTCCTGTTTACTTTATGTGGAATTGGCTTATACCTAATATTTTTAATCTGCCATACATTGATTATGTCGAGGCATGGGGTTTAATGGCATTTGCGGTTTTGCTAAATAGTATTTTTGGCTTAACAGTAAAATCTAAAAAAGATAAATGAAATTTATTGAGGATGTTGTTTCGGGGAATTTATTAATAGGCAGTTATGCGAGGCTAGCAGTTGAACGGCATCTGAATGATTTAAAAAATAAGAAGTGGGAATATGTTTACTCCGAAGCTCACGCCAATAGGGCTTTTGGATTTATTTCTGCTTTACGGCATACTAAAGGCGAATTTGCTGGGCAGCGGTTTAACATTCAACCATTTCAAGAGTTTTTTATTAAAGTCCTGTTTGGATGGCAACGAAAAGAAGGAGGTAGGAGATTTCGCAAGGCATACCTTGAAATAGCAAGGAAGAATGGGAAAACAGAGTTAGCTGCTGCTATTGCTGTGTATTGTTTCCTATGTGACAATGAAACGGGAGCGGAAGTGTACACAGCTGCAACTACCAGAGATCAAGCTCGCATAGCATTTGATACGGCAAAGGTTATGCTTAAATCATTAAAGGCAGATTCCCGTACTTTTAATAAATTAGTGAATGTTTTAAAGTATAATTGTAACGTACCATCTACAAATAGTAAATTTGAAGCCGTTGCATCGGAGGCAGATACATTAGACGGTTTAAATCCACATTATGCAGGTATTGATGAATACCATTCGCATAAAACAAGTGACGTTTTGGAGGTAATGGAAACGGGCATGGGTTCGCGATCACAGCCCTTACTCCTTATTACCACTACGGCAGGATTTAACCGTGAATCACCATGCTACCAATTCCGGAAAGTAATGGTTGATATTTTGGAAAAAAGAAAAGTGGATAATAGTGTATTTCCTTTGCTCTTTTGCTTAGATGAAGGTGACGATTGGCAGGATAAAAAGAACTGGACAAAATCTAATCCTAATCTTGGCATTACACCGTATATTAGTTACATGGATGACCAATTCCAAAAGGCATTAAATGAAGGGGCTGCAAAACAAATACAATTCATGACAAAGAATCTAAACGTATGGACAACTACATCCAGTGTTTGGATTTCTAATAATTATATTGAGCAAACAAGGCTAAAAGTAGATGATGATTTACTTTATAATAAAAAATGCTTTGCTGGATTAGACCTTGCTTCCACTCGTGACATTGCGGCTTTAGTGCTTTGTTTCCCGGTGCAAGGTGGACTTAATAAACCACATATTAAATCCTATTTCTTTTGTCCGGAAGATAACGTAAGAGAAAGATCTCTTTCCGATGGAGTTCCTTATGTCCAATGGGCACAGAATGGAGATATTATCATGACCGATGGTAACGTAACCGATTACGACTTCATAAAGGCTAAAGTTATTGAGTTAACGGCAAAGTATAAAATAGAGTGTATAGCTTTTGATAGATGGAACGCTTCACAATTGGTTATTCAGCTCACAAATGATGGTGCGAATATGAAACCATTTGGACAGGGTTTTATTTCGATGTCTGCACCAACAAAAGAAATAGAAAAGATGTTTTTATCAAATGAGATTACACATGATGGAAATCCAGTAATGGAGTGGATGATGACAAATGTAATGCTTAGATTTGACCCCGCAGGAAATATAAAGATAGACAAAGCGAAGTCGACAGAAAAGGTAGATGGTCCCGTTGCTATGGTTATGGCATACGCACAAATCATGGTAGAGGATAGACCAACCATTTACACATCTGGAGAACGCGAAAAAGGTTTATTAATGCTTTAGAAATGTACCTAATTGAAAAGTTAAAAATGTCAATTATGGAGATATTAATGAGAAAACAAGATTATGCCCAACAAGTAAGGCAGATTAATTCTAATGATGGTTATTTTACAAGATTTTACCAACTTGTTGGCGAATGCTCTAAACATGAAGAAGCATGGCAAAAGTTAGAGGAGGAAAGAGGAGAGTTAGGACTTGATGAAAAATATACTACTTATAATAGCTTTAGAAGGGCTAAAAAGGCGTATATGGACATTAGGTTTGTTTAACCTGTTACCTAAAGTACATATTTTCATACTGATTTTGTTTATTTTTACCGCATGGCAATATTTGATACCATGCGGTCTTTTTTTTCTAACAAGCGAGGTTCGTTAGAAAATCCATCTACACCTATAAACGGAGACACTTTAGGTGCATTATTTCAGCGTGGTAGTGCTGCTGGTGTTGCGGTCGATGAATATGCTATTATAGGGCTTCCTGCTTTTTATAGAGCTACACAAATACTTGGAGGCGTTATTGCCTCTATTCCTTTTGACATTATTGAGAAACAAGATAATGGAGGGATAAGAATTGCTAAGGATCACCCTAATTACAAAGTAGTATCGCGAGAGCCTTCCGAGTTATACACTTCGCATACGTTTTACAAAACAATGGTGCTTCATTATTTGGCGCATGGTGCATTTTATGCGGCTATTAATAGAAATAGCATAACTACAAGAATCAATAGTCTTACAATTTTGAATCCTACCAAAATGGAGATAGGATACAATAGCAGGAATGAACTTGTTTTTAAGAATAAAGAAAATAATAAAACATACAGAGGGGAGAATATTATCTACATTCCCAATCTTGCATGGGATGGCGTTAAGGCGTTGTTAGTGCCAGACGTTCACCGTGACAATTTTGGGTTAGCTTTAGCCAACAGAAACTACGGTGCCAACTTCTACAAAAATGGTGCGCACCTTAACGGAGTTTTAAAGCACCCTGGAAGATTAACAAATGAGGCTTACGACAGACTAAAAAGTAGTTTTAACCGTGCTTTTGGTGGAAGTCAAAATGCTGGTGGTACTGCTATTTTAGAAGAGGGTATGGATTTCCAAAAAGTAGGCTTAAATCCTACCGATGCTGCATTTAACGAAACTAAAAAAGCTACTATTTCAGATATAGCAAGAATAACGGGTGTTCCTGGCGTTCTTTTGGAAGATATGGATAAAGCAACTTTTGGCAATATGGAACAGTTGAGCCAAATGTTTGTAAACTATACTATTATGCCTTTGTGCGAAACCATAGAGGCAGAATTTAATAAAAAGATATTTTTTGAAGTAGAAAAGGAAAAGTTTACAACAAGATTTAATCTTGATGGCTTGCTTCGTGGTGATATAGCTGCAAGATCTTCTTATTACACTACAATGCGTAATGTATTAGCGATGTCACCAAACGAAATCCGGATAAAGGAAAATATGAATCCTTATAATGGTGGAGATAGCTATGAATTGCCATTAGCGTCCAACATTAAGATAGAGCCATCTAAGGAAGGAATGGCACATGAGAAAGAAGAAGAAGGGATTGATATAAACGACGATAGTAACGATACTAACGATTAAAATATATGGAAAAGAGAAGCATAAATTTTGAACTAAGGGCTAAACCGGAAAGCCGTACTATTTTTGGTACTGCTACAGTGTTTAATTCCTCTTATGATATGGGTTGGTATGATGAAGAAATGTCGGCCGAAGCTTTAAAGGATTCTGATTTAAAAGATGTTGTAGCTTTGTTTAACCATGACATGAATATGGTTTTAGCAAGAACAAGTAGCGGAACATTAAAGCTAAATATTACAGGCGATGCCATGGAATACGAATTTGAGGCACCAAACACTACATTAGGCAATGACTTGTTAGAAATGGTAAAGCGTGGTGACGTGTATCAAAGTAGTTTTGCATTTACCGTAGAGGCTGAAGATTGGCAGGAAAGAATGGGTAGTAAACCTAAAAGAGTTATCCGTTCTATTAAAAAAGTGTATGATGTTTCACCGGTAACTTATCCAGCTAATCCAGATACAATGGTGGCAAAAAGAAGTTATGATGCTACAAAGGAAATAGACAAAGATTTACTAAAAGTAATTGATATATCTCTGAAATCAGAGATTAATATTAAAAACGAATTACGCAGGAACGCCCTGCACTTACTTAATTTAAAAACAAAATAATGAACTCTAAATTGCTAAGAGAAAAGCGGGCTTCCGACTATGCCATAATGGAGGACTTGCAAAAGAGAGCATCTGCCGAGGGTCGTTTAATGAATGCCGAGGAATTGGCACAATGGGACGCTGCCGATGCTAACTTTAAAAATTATACGGAACAAATTTCACGCCTCGAAAGATGGAATGAAATTGATGCCGAAGAAAGAAGTAATTCTTCAGCAGAGCAAACTATTGCAGCTTTGCCAACTGATAAAAGAGAGATTGTAAAGTCTCCTGAATATCAGGCAGCGTTTATTAAAGCCATTGCCAAAAGAGAACTATCTAGCAAAGATAGAGCCTTATTAACAGAAATGAGAGGTACCGCAACTATCACTACTTCTGAAAGTGGTTTGGCAGGTGGTTTCGTAATTCCTTACCAATTCTCAAATGAGCTAGAAAAAACTATGGCTTACTATGGCCCTATGTTACAGGTGGCTCGTATTATTACTACTCCGCAGGCAGGTACTTTGTACTACCCTAAAGTAAATGATACGGGAACTACTGGTTCATGGCACACTGAAGGCGGTGCGGTTACTGTTCAGGATATGACATTTACGCGTGAAACATTTGCCGCACACGTGATTAATACATTGGTTAAAGTATCTGTTGAATGGGCAAATGATGAATTTGGTTTATTGAATACAGAATTGCCAATTATGTTAGGCGAGCGTTTAGGTAGAGGTTTGAACGCAGCATTTACTACTGGTGATGGTTCTGGAAAACCTACAGGTTTCGCTGCGAACACTACGCAGGGTGCCGTATCTACAAGTCAAACAGCTTTCACTGCATCTAACTTAGTAGACCTTA